CTAGGGAGGCCAATGCAACTAGCATCCGTAAAGATACAGCAGGCAGATTGTATCACTACACTAAGATAGCAGATAGTGTATGGGTATTAACTCACCGGTTAACATGGGAGCAGGCTAACGGACCCATCCCTGCAAAGCACATAGTGAGGTTTATTGATGGCAACACCATGAACTTAGAACTAAGCAACCTGGAGTGCATCCCAATGAACCAAAATATGACTAAGAACAGTATCCAACGGTTCCCAAAGGACTTACAGGAGGTCATGAAATTAAAAAGTAAACTTAATAAAACAATAAACAATGGCAAGAAACGGAATGAACGATCTTAGAGATCACCTCTTTGCAGCTCTAGAGAGATTAAATGATGATGAGCTAACACCTGAACAACTATCTACTGAGGTAGAAAAGGCTCAGGCAATTTCTAACCTATCTAACTCAGTGATAAACAGTGCTAAGGCTGAGGTTGACTTTATGAAAGCTACCGGCATGATAGCTACTACAAGTAACCTGTTCAAAGGAGTGAATGACCCTAAAAGACTTGAATGATGAATGAGGAACTATTCAAACTGAGCCAAGCCTTGAATGAGGATATAGTGGATATTATCCAAAAGTATCAGCTGAACACTCCTAGCAGAAAGCAGGACATAGTTAGCAAAAGGTACTACCTGTACAACTTTATGTATGAGAACCGGCACATGACCACTACAATGATTGGTCAGTACTTTAACCGCGATCATAGTACGGTGGTGCATGGGATACAGGAACATAAGTATTGGTACCATAAAAAGGACCATAACTACATCAAGATGATACACCCCATTCCAGAACTCATCAGGCCAAAACGAGTAGATATTAATATCTTTGATGTCGATGTTATGCCAATAGATGACGAGGAAACTAGGGTCACAATCACAGGTAACTTCCCTACTAAATTGTTAAAAAGTTTTCAAGAGAGAATGACTAAGAACGAACTTAGTACTACATTTGAGCTATCATAATTTTTTAAGGGTTAATACTAAGGAGGGGCTTCGGCTCCTCTTTTTTATGACCGTATGACGATGTGACAGTTCTCTTATTAGGGGTCCTTAAAAAATAGAGCACTAAAAAACTTTGTACTTTGGAAAATTTATCGTCATATCGTCATGAAATCACTGAAACATAAGCCTGCATTGGTTTATATCCATGACGATGTTTTTATTTTATCGTCATAAATTGTCAATTTATCGTCATTAATTTATATTTGTAACATGTACAACCCAAAAATATCAGTCTTTCGCAGTTTATTCAACAGCAAAGAAACACCTTTCACACTTGAGGCAATAGAAGTGTACAATAGAATTAAGCAAGGTAACCCCGAGCTGATTAGTAAGATTAAGAAACTGCGTGCTGGAGATAGTGAAAGCAAGATGCAACTCATGGCCATCATGTTTAATGGCACATTCTCTGAACGCAAGGATGATGGACTCATCCAACACTCAGGGCTTTGTGTCTTAGACTTTGATAAGTATCCCGATGCTAAGACCTTGAAAGCTGAACGGAACAGGCTCAAAGAATGTCCGTATGTTTACATGATGTTCACTTCACCTAGTGGAAATGGACTCAAGGTGGTTATCCGTACACCTGAAAGTAACAAGTTTGAACACAAGAGGAGGTTTGAAGCATACAAGGAATATATCAATAGTGATTATTTTGATGTGGCCAATAGCAACGTGAGCAGAGTATGCTTTGAAAGCTATGACCCTGAGGCCTACCTCAATGAGTTCTGCGAGGTGTTCCAAGGAATTACCCAGGATAAAGGATACCACAAGGCAGAAAAGATAGCAGTACTCCCCATTGCTAATGAGGACCGTATCATTGAGCTCATCATGAAATTTAACCATGGAGTGTTTGAACAGGGCCGTAATAATTGGACCTTTAAGGTAGCCTGCTGCATGGCTGAGTATGGGGTTGATCAGTATGCTGCTAAGAATTACCTCCTGCAATATGCACAGGAAGACTTTACAGCAAGTGAAATCAATAACACTGTAGCCAATGCATACAAAAGTAGCAACTTTAATACCAGGTACTTTGAGGATGCTAACACCGTTAATAAAGTAAAGCTAAAATTAAAAGAGGGTATCAAGGATGAGGACATTCAAAAACAGCTAGGTGTTAGCAGTACCATTATTGAGTCAGTAAAAGAGGAGGTGCAGAACTCAGATGATGTATTTTGGCAGGCAGATGGTAAGAAAATTACTATCGTGCCGCATGACTATGCTAAGTTTCTGCAAAAACATGGCTTTGCTAAGTACTATCCGGAACGGAGCAACAAGCCTACCTATGTGTACATTGAGGAAAACAAGGTTAGTGAAAGCTCAGTGGAGTTAATCAAGGACTTTGTGCTCAAATACTGCCTAGCCAAGGGTGAACTTGACGTCTACAATCACTGTGCTAAGTCAGCAAATTTGTTTACCGAGTCTCACCTAAACATGCTAGAGTCCATTGATATGCGTATCCTGCAGGATGATCGCTACTCATCTTACATCCCATTCCTTAATGGAGTGGCCAAGGTATCCAAAGACAAAGTGGAGCTCCTGAGTTACATTGATATTGATGGGTACATTTGGAGGGAGCAAATCATTAAAAGAAATTATACCCAAATCGCGATTCACGATAACAATTTTCAAGATTTTGTACATAAGGTTTCAGCCCAGGATGAGCAACGGATTAAAGCAATGGAGTCAACACTTGGCTACCTCATCCATACGTTCAAAGATAAGACTGACCAAAAGGCAATCATCTTTAATGACCAAGAGATTGATGATAACCCTAATGGAGGTAGTGGTAAGAGCTTGATGTTGACAGCCATTGGCAATATCCGTAAAATAATCAAGATAGATGGTAAGGCATACAACCCAAGTAAGAATGACTTTGTGTACCAACGTGTAAATATGGATACTCAGGTGCTAGCATTTGATGATGTGAAAAAACACTTTGACTTTGAGCAGTTATTCTCCCTGATCACTGAGGGAATACCGGTCAACCGAAAGAATAAGGATGAGATCTACATCCCATTTGAACGTTCACCCAAAATAGTTATCACTACCAACTATGTTATCAGTGGTGCCGGTACCTCACATGACAGGAGGAGGCATGAGATAGAGTTCTTTCAGTACTTCAACTCACAGCGTAACCCACAGGATGAGTACGGAAAACTATTGTTTGATGAATGGACAAAAGACGAATGGAGTGCATTTGATAACTACATGCTATCTAACCTGCAAATGTATTTGCAGAATGGATTGGTTAGAAGTGTATCCATCAATGCAGATGCTAAGCGTTTCATCCAAAACACCTGCAAGGAATTCTATGACTTTGTACATGATGGAAATATATCATTGGATGTTAGACACTACAACAAAGCATCATTTGAGGCATTCCAAGCAGATACCAACGGCTTCAAAGACCTTGACAGCAGGAAATACATCAAATGGGTGCAAGCCTATGCAAGCTATAAAGGCTATAAATTCATTAAAAACCGAGACCAGCATGGCAGGTACTTTGAACTCACTAAACAAGACTAATGAAAAAAGAATATAAGGCACTGCTCCATGAGCTGAAGCTTCAACGCTATGCCATTACTCACCCTAATTACCCACAAGATTATATACCTAAAACAATGTACAAAGACTCAACAGCAAATGGATTGACCAAGGCAATCTGCGATTTTATTAACTACCAAGGATATCAGGCTGAACGCATTAACACAATGGGAACAGCAAGAGAAAAAAAGACCACAGCAGGCAAGGTGATTGGGGTAACCTGGACCAAAGGAACATCTACAGCAGGGAGTGCCGATATATCTGCTACCATTAAAGGCCGGTCAGTTAAGATTGAGGTCAAGATTGGTAAGGATAGGCAGTCTGAGGCTCAGAAGAGGTACCAGGAGAACATTGAAAAGGCAGGAGGTATTTATATTATAGCTAAGGATTTCGATAGTTTTGTGGAATGGTATGAAAATTTTATACAAAATAATTAAAAAAGTTTGCATATATAAAAAAGTTATCTATCTTTGTAAGGTATTAATCACTTAAAAAAAAATGATATGACAACTTTAGCTCAATACACAGAAAAAGAAACAGCATTAAACAAATTAAAAATGTTTGAAACAAGAGTTAAATCTTACTCTTTGAAAATAAAGGAAGCAAGAGAAAACAATAACTCAGTATTAGAAAACATTTTTATAAATGAGTTAATTCAATGCGAGAAAATGGTAGTAAAATGTAAACAAGAATACAATCAAATATAATAACACCTTAAAATTATGACAACAAGGAAAACAGCTCAAGCTGAAGAGCCAAAACCAGCACTAAATATCTATCAGAAACTGCACCTAGCTAAGCAGTCAATGGGTAAAGTAATTAAGAATGCCACTAACCCTCATTTCAAACGCAGTTACGCTGATATTAACAGCATCATTGAGACTGTTGAGCCTATCTTATTAGACTGTGGACTGTTACTGATACAGCCTATTAAGGATGATAAGGTATATACTATCATAGTAGATATTGAGAGTGGTGATAGATTTGATTCATATATGACATTGCCTCCAATTACGGATGCACAAAAGCTAGGTAGTGCAGTTACTTACTTCCGTAGATATACGCTAGTGAGTTTACTATCCCTGCAGGCAGTGGATGATGATGGAGAGACTGCAAGCAAGGCACCTAAGGCAAAGCCTACGCTAGATGGGGAGAGATGGACCAAGGCATTCAATGCAGTGAAGAGTGGTAAGTTCACACCTGAGCAGATTAAAGAGATGTACAACCTAACTAAAGAGCAGGAGGCACAATTATGAATATTCAAAACTCTATAATTGCTAATGAATTAGCAGAACAAATTAATGGTTCATATGTTCATAAATTTGCTTTTCAAATGACTTGCTTGCAGATGGATGTAATTAAAACAATTTGTAAAGAAAAAAATATAACATTTGAACAATTAAGTATTGAGCATATATTGGAATATTATAAAGAACACGAAATAACACAGCTATGAAATTCAGAGCATCATCACTAGGTAAGCTAATGACCTCCTCCAGAACTAAGGGGGAGGCATTAAGTCAAACAGCTAAGAGCTATATCATCCAAAAAGCCAAAGAAGATTTCTTTGAGTACAGGAGTGAGCTGAACAGCAAGTATATAACCAAAGGACTAGCACAGGAGCAGGATAGTATTAACCTGCTCAACCTGGTTAGGCTAGAAGATTATAAAAAGAATGAGGAAAGGGTAGAGAATGAGTGGTTATCCGGATGCTGTGATATTATCACTGATACATCCATCATAGATATTAAGACCTCATGGTCATTAGATACGTTCCCTGCTACTACATACGAGCTCAAGGATCTATCTGACTATGAATGGCAAGGACGTGCTTACATGTGGTTATATGACATGCCATCATTTGAGCTGTGCTATGTCATGGTATCTACTGCACCTGAGATAATGGGAGAATATGAGAATGGAGCAATTCATTATGTAGATCACATTGCACCTGAAAAGCGTATCACATCCATTA